CTTCTGGGATATCTTCTATAGATGGCATGGTATCGTCATCTACATCAATATCATTAATTTCTGTTACTTCACTATATTCTGTATTTTCAGTTTCCTCATGGGCAGCATTTAAAAGCTCGGTCGAATTATCATTGGATATCTTATTCAATGTATTATATACGGTGCTAATTTGATCATCGGTAATAATATTATCATTAATATTGATTACATTATTCTCGTCCATTAGTCTAATTCTCCTCCATAAGACATAAGTTCATGAATACTAGATTGAGAAATATCACCAACAATTTTCTGTAATGCTAACCTAATATTAGTAATAATAATAGGAAGTACATCTGGACGTTCTAATACTTCACAATAGAAGTCCTTAAAGAAATCACCCTTATCTGCTAATGCATTATCTAAGAAAGATAATATTTCTGGATTAGTATATGTGCTTTGGAATATATTAAATAGAGTAATTTCCATAGTAGAAATATTATTAATTACTTTAACCATATTGGCACTAATTACTCCATAACCTTGATCATCGTAAATACGTTTACCATATACAGCAGCTGTATCTCTAGATTTTCTGTATTCATCAAGATTAAGAATTCTAGTAAGACTATCTTTATTATTAATAATGAATGAAGTGTAAAAATTAATCATAATATTATTGCGATTGCTAATAAAGAAGTCATACATATAGAATGCAAGAGTGTATTTGTCAATAGTATCATCTTCTTCATTAAACTCTAAATTAAAGTGATCACATAATGTATGAATAATATCTAAATATACTTGTTCTCTAATTGCTCTAATATTAGCACTATCTCCTGGGAAATTCTCATTCATAATCTTGAAATTTTCTTCAAAAGATGCAACTACATTAGGTTCCTCTAGAATATTGTTATATTCAAGATTCTCTAGCTTATCATTAATAATATCAAATATATAATTAGAATCAAAATGAGCTAAAATTTCTGTAAGATTAAACTCGTTACTAATTTCATAAGGTGGTGTAATCATAATTAGTTTACCTCCCCTTCCTTTATTTAAATTTAATTTTTTGTTTTACATTCATTAAAGTTATAATAATTACAATAAATACAGAAGGGAGTTATCCCTTCTGTATTAATATATTAAAAATTAAAATGCTCAAAGTATCTATAATCTTCATCTTCTAATGAAAATGCTTGGCCTTCAGGTACGGCTTGTGGTGTTGGTCTATCTGTATAAGTTTGTTCAAAACTCTTATTAGATGGATTATAAAAACCTTCAAATATAGAGTCTGGCACAGAGAAGACTTCCCCTGCTTGAACGTATCTATTAATCGGCTGATCTTTAGGTATATTGTATGTATTTCTATAAGCTCTTTCTCCTAAAGGAGTATTAACAAGAGCTTCAAATTGTTTAGCTTCTTCTTGCCTTCTTCTTTCTAAGAAGTCTGTTATGGCCTGTCCACCTGCTAGAACAGCAGCTCTTAAGTCTTGTTCTATCTCTTCAGTTAACTCATCTTGAGTATTAAAATGCTCAACAATTTCTACAGTATCATCATTGAAATAATCTATGGGTTCATCAACCTCATCATCTGTTTTAATAGAGGTTTTCTTAATACCATATCTTTCTCCTAAATTAGTACCTTCATACCATACCCATAATGCCATAAGCATACTAAATACTTGGTCATCGTGAGTAGAGTCAGAATGTTCTACCTTACCATTTCTTTTTACCTCCATACCAAGCAGTTCATTATAAATGATTGGAGATAAAAATTTATCTTTATGATTTTCTACTCTTTCTACTAATAGATCAATTAATTGCTTACGTACATCTCTAGTACTATTTAATCCATATACTTTAGTACGAATCTTTTGTTTATATGCATGAACACCGTCTTGCCGTTCCTCAACAGTAACATCTTTAATCTCATAATAAAGATTTTTCTTTAATCCAGATTTAATCAATTTAGCAATTACAGAGGAACCATAGCCCCCGTTGCGCTCGCAGTTGCAGATCGCGTTAGGCATCCAATTCTTTATTATAAACTCAATACATCTTGCTAAGTCAAATGTAGAAATATAGTTACAGTTAAGACAGCCTAAGACTTTTGTTGTAGCAGAATCTATAATAGTAATAGTAGAACTATCTTGCTTATATCCAGCAGCAACGTCAACACCAATAATTGGAGGATTAGCTCTGGTATCAGCTTGCATATAAGTTTCGAATCTATATTTACCTAAGAGATAAACAACAGATATTGGTTGACGTACAAGATTACCAATAGTATTAAGATCTTCTTCACTAAATGGAGAGTTCTCAACACCAGTTGCCCATTCAAGCAAAATCTCACGCCTAATATCAGGCCAGCTATTCTTAAGCAGCTTACATACTTCATTAAACCACTCTTCAGAACAACCTAGCTGTTGATAAGTGAATTTAATATATACGAAATCAGATTTAGTATTAGCATTTAAAATTTGTAATAATTGAGGATAAGTTAAATCATACCAGCTTTCACTAAATGGAGTAGCAGTCTCCTTAGTAGCATATGCAGATTTACCTTCAGCAGTAGACATGAATCCAGGTGTAGTTGTAATTAATATACCAAATGGAGAACCATTTTTCTTTGCATTCATAGCTGCTGTCTTAAATGCTGGTGCGGCATTCATGTATACAATATCATTGTAAGGAATAAACGCATACTCGTCATACCATATAGCACCAACAGACTTACCTCTAAGAAGAGAAGCAGCCTTTGCTTTATTTGTAGCAGAAGCAAATGTCTTAATGGTATTATTATTAAATGGATTTACAACTTCTGTAGTATTATTTTTACCTTTATCTACCTTACCATCTGGAAGCATTCTTTCTTTAAGAATAAGATACGGAGGTAAAAGATCTCTTAAGTCTTTTAATGTCTGGAGGTTATCCTTAGCACCATCCATGTTTTTATGTAAGAAAGCTGCTTTAGAATTTGTAGTACCAAAATTAAATACGTACAGATACCTCACCGCAGCCGAAACAGTCTTGCCTTGCTCGTTGTCTTCACATAGCTCGCTACACTATGCAGTTCTCTTATGAACTTCTCCAGTATTTCTCTGGAAGTCGAGACTATATCTTCATCCCTATTAAGGATGCCCTTCTTTTCGATTTAAGGGGATTTCACCCACTCGCTTGAGCCCTACTCCTATTGACCTATTTATATTGCACCGGTCCTTGGGATAGTCGTTGAGTTTCTATTTATACTAAGTGATACATTTGCATTAATTTACGATTACCGTTCTTATCAACATATGGTAACTCATCTTTAAATGTATTTACAGCAAGTTTTGAATTTATATATTTTGGTACCCAAACACAAGTTTCTTTTGAATATATTTTATTATTTTTATCAACATTTTGCTGTAAATAATCTTTATCTAATGCCCAATTAAATGGATCTTGTTGTTTAAATCTATATCCTGGTATAGTTTGTATATCTCTTTGATAGTTAGAAAATATAAGCCACTCATCACTCATCCTTACACCAGATCCTCCATAATTTGGATAATCTTTATCATTGGAATTATAGCAACGAGATACTGTATTTATCCACCTATCATAGTCATGCTTATATTCATTTCTAGAACCAATATTTTCTCCCAAACAAGCTACTCCATGTATTCTTGGGTAATATGGATCTAAAATATCATGACCAATACAATCAAATCTTATATCTTTTTCGAACCCGGTATGTAGAAATTTAATTCTTACCCAAGCCCTACTATCATTATTTATATATCCTAAATATTTTATTATTTTGTAATCGCCATAATGCTTTGTACTATATATTTTTTCATAATCAATACTAACCATAATTATTCTCCTTACTGTCTGCAGGATTTATAATTATGTAAATATGATTAATAAGTATAAATAAAAATTGCTGATTGCACATTGTAATAGCTTTTAGGACTCTTAAAGAGCTTTTATTTCACCATAAGCCATCTCAGAACTTGTTTCTAATTTTCATTTCCATATAGGCATCTGAGCTTTAGCACTTCCCAGCAGTTAAAAGGGATTCACTCACAATATTTCTACTATAAGTGGATTGAAAGTTAGTCGTGGTGCTTCATAGAATGTATTTAAATTTAATAATTGACAAAAAGAAAGCGCCAAATTTCCTCTAGTTAATTTATACATCATAGGAGGGCCACCTGGAGAAGGTATCCTCACTATTTCTCTTAAGTAATACCAATAATTACACATGCATTCTCTAAATACTTTCTGTTTATAATAAGCATTTAGATGTGGATCATGAGGATCAATGCCATCAAGATCTGGATCTATTAATGTAAGCATAAATTCATTATTCTTTACACCAATAGATTTTAGATAATGATGCATATCCAAAAATGATTTATTTTTTGTAGTTTTTTGGGAATATATTCTTCTTATATTATTTCTAGGAGGCTGTTGTTGTGGTTGAAACTGCCTAATATTAGTAGGTACAACATAAGCTGGTGCCTGATTGTATATTACAGGCATTGTATTCCCCTCCTTTACGTTTAATTTGTCACATTATTGGAATGTATAAAAATAATTAACGTAAGACTTACTAATAAATATATTTTGGAGGTGCTTATTATGCCTAATAAGTTTTATAATATGGATAAAGATTCTGTATGTAATATTCTTAACCAGGATAGTAGATTTGATGCTGGTTGGGTAGATAATGCTGCTGAAATTCTTATCTCTGATCCTATGTATGAAGTTGAAAAATTAAGTAAATTTACAGCAGAACAACTTGGTACTATGAAGAAAGCTTTTACTGATTATAAAGCAGATCAAGAATTCATTAATCTTATTTATAATCCTGAGCTTAATGTTACTCAAATGCAGATTGCTATTGCAGCAAAAAATAATGGAGTAAAGAATGAATGGATTAGTGCTCTTACTAATCCTAAGCTTCATTATACCAAAGCCAATTATATTGCTCAAGGCATGGCAGATGGATTTAATCTTTGCGAAATTATTAACGTATATGAATTTGATCCAGATCAAGTATACGAAATCTTCGCTGGCATTAAGCTTGGTATTGATTATAAAGCATATGCTAAGAAGAAATACCCTGCAGAGATTATGGGTGTAGTTAGACATGCTATGCAACTTAATCTTAAGGTATCTATTGCTGATACTGATCCTGTATATATTACAATTTATCAGTAAAAAATAAATAAGGGGAATTAACCCCCGAGGGCATCTTCGCCCTCGGAGGGTTCCTCCTTGGCCGCCTTCTTGGCAGCCATGGAGGCGTCAAACTTCGCCTTGTAGTTGGCCTTAAAGACCTTGACAAAGTTGACGCTGAACAACGCCACCCAAAGGATGACGTAAGCCTCGATGAGGCTCTTAAGTAACAGCATAAGCATTGCTATTACCTCCTTTCAGTGGTATGATATATAAATAAAATATAAAACATTAACAAACCCTAGGGATTGCTCCCTAGGGTTTCATATTATAAAGAAATTATATTACTATAATTTACAGAGTCATTTTCTAATCTCTTAAGACCAACTGACTCTAATGGGAAATTCTTAAGATTATCATTAACAATACTTGCAATATCTACAAACTCTAACACCCAATCTGGTACTTCTGAATCTATTGGGAAACCAATGACATTCAATTTCTTACCAAGTACTGGATGATTCATAAGTTTTGTTAATTTTTCATATATATCTGGATATTTATCCTTGATACGTTCTACACCATTAAGAGTTACATTAAGTTTAATTTTAAATATTTTATTACGCTCTTCAAGATTTATATAATCCATTCCTTCTGAACGTAATTCATTATATATTGTAGCCGCTACAATGCCATTAACAGAGAAGGGATCTTTAGCATAAGATCTTATGGGAGCAATATTATCTGGTTTGTAATATTTAGTTTCTTTATTTAATATAGACTCTGCTATTTCTTTTTCAACCAGAACAAGATCCTTCATTATTTTAACCTGATCAATATTTCTAGCCGTCATAATATCTTCATAAAGAATATCTTGTAATTTGGCCTTAATTTCGTCAGAAAGGGTTGATTTATTTATCGGTAGCCCCATAATTGCCAATCTGGCACTTTGATTATCAGGAATAATATTTCCTTCTTGAACTACCTGAGTGTCTGCATAATTTCTTCTGTTATCTGTAAGAAGAACTCTATTAAATAAGAATTCATTCTTCATCACCATTAATGATTTTCGTCCTTCTTTTTCACTTCCAGCCAACCTACAATATATCTGTAGATAATCAACCACTAATGCAGAACAAATATAAGTAATCATATTAATGATTGAATATCTTAAAGAATCCTGAGGGATTATTTTTGCTGGAGCTATTTGTTTTTCTATTTCAATGACTTCATCTGTATAGAAATTATAATCATATCTTGGTTCTACAGGTTCTGTCATTAATTTTTTGGGCTTATCACCAAATTTATCTGCTTTAACTAACTGGTACATTCTAAACTTTTCTCTTTTTATTGGTATATCTATATTGTATGTGAAACCCAATACAAATCTATACCAAGCATCAAGAGAAATAATTGTACTATCAGTATCAGATATTGCTACAATATCTCTCTGCATATATTCAATACGATCTAATTTATCAATATAAATATGAGGATAATATACATATTCTTTAATTAGTGTAACCAGGATTTCCAAATCGTCTTTAATTTCATCCGGTGGACTATTTGGATCCATAAATGGTTCCTTAAGAGATTTAAGCATCTTTACAATTAAATCTCTTAATACTGGTAACTCACAAAATGTATAAAGATTATTTTTGTAATATATTCTATTAATATCTTCTTGAGAAACCCCTTCTAATCTTTCCCAAAGAAGTTTCATTTGTACTTCTGTTGGTATCCAAATTAATGGATCTACAGTATTTAATAATTTATAAAAACATTCTTCTCTAGTAATATCTCTATCTAGAATTTGATTATCATCTAATTTCCTATCTTGCTTTTCGTGTATTACATTATGAATAAAAATGATTATTTCATTTAAGCTATTAAATTTTACATTATTAGCTAATAAACTCTCAAATAGCATAATGCTACAAGAAATATATGATCTTCCTTGTGCCGTTACTGAACCTGCTACATATATATTATAAAATGCTGATGATGGAGCGCCTATTACCAATATCTTCACATGAGTCGCTAATCCATGCAGTTCTTTTATGAACTTCTCCAGTATTTCTCTGGAAGTTGAGACTATATCACTACCCATTTACTGGGCATTCCTCCATTTCGATTTGAGGGATTTTCACCCACTCGCTTGAGCCCTACTCCCATTATGGGATAGTCGTTGAACTTCATTATTTGTATGCTTAATCTTCTAATAGTATATTATGATATAAATCATTTGCTACATTTATATTATTATGACTTGCTCTTAATTTATGATTATCTTTTGTACTTAAAAATACACATGTTGAAGGTGAATATATTTTTTCTCCACTGGGTAATTCACATTGGAGTAAGTCTTTATCCAGTTGATAATTATATGGATCACGTATTGCATTTTCAAAATTTAATAATTCAGGTATATCATCTAAGAAATTTTCAAAGGTTAACCATCTATCGCATACAGTTACACCTTTACCACCATATGATTTATACTCTTTATGCTTTGGGTTATAACATCTATTTATCATACTATACCATACGGTATACCATCTTCTTACTATACTATGTAAATTTGGATCTATAGTATTGCCATACTGAGCAACACCGAATATTGGAGGTATGGAGGGATCTCTAATAGCTCCGACTAAAGCATGTTCTAATCTAAAAATTCCTTCTGCTCCAGTATCTATAAATCTAACTCTTACTGGTCTATGTTTACCTTCTACAAATTCTAATATTTGATATCTAGAATTACCTTTATGATTAATATATATTTTATTTGGATCAAAAGATTTTTCATCCTTTATATATCCATCAATTATATGATCTGCTCTTACTTCCTTTATTCTACCAGAATTTAAAAATTGTATTTTATAATATTTACTATGATTTCGTCTTCCAACATCTTCAAGTACAATATATGGTTCATTATTATTTGTATAATAAGTATTTCCAATAACTATATCCATTTATTTAGACTCCTAAATATTTATATTTTAAGCATACAAATAATTTTAGCTGCTGATTGGACATTGTAACAGCTTTTAGGACCAATATAAATATTGGCTTTTATTTCACCATGAGCCATCTCAGAACTTGTTTCTGCTTTCGCTCCTTGTGCAATACCAGGCATCTGAGCTTTAGCCCTTCCCAGCAATTAAGAGGAATTATTCAAGACTGTATTACTACAATCAGGTGGCATAAACCTTACCATAACAAGCGTTCGCATTCAGCTTTTCTAATAATTGTAACAGATTATATTTTTCAAACATTTCAGATCCTTTAGGATACTTAAACATTTCTTTCTTAAATACTTTTCTTTGTGAGATAAAACCTTGAACCATTCTACTAAGAGGATTATCAGCCATCTTATGTTTCTTATACAGAACACCAGAACTGGTAATTATAGGATCAAGATTTTCAATATATTTTAATATATCAATTACTGTGCCATTAATGGTTTGCTTAGTATAATTATTATCTAACTTAACTGGATTATTTTTATAGTGATTTATTATAGCCCATGTAATAGCATTATCCAATTCAGTTGCATTCAATCCAGGAAATGAATATTTTATATTTTCTAGCATTGTTTGTTTATATTCTTGAACTACATTAGTACTTAATAATCTATTTACTTCTGTAGATATATCCATAACAATCAATTTACCTCCTTTATAAAATTTTTGCATTACCATCTCTGGTAATGCTATATCTATGCTCAATATTATAATATACTATTATTCTAAAGTTTATGGGGTGGTAAAAACATATTGGTAATATCTAACTGATATTATCTATAGTTTGCAAACTATTTTAATTTTCCAAAAGGAGGAATATTCCATGTTCTATAAAAACTATTTAGAGAGTGATATTGATAAGGATATTGAAGCTGACGCTAATGACGTTGATGCTCTGTTACCTGCTGATCCTGATACTGAGGAAGGTCTTGAAAAGATTGCTGATGAGGTTGAAGATGCTCTTCAGCGTCAGGCACTTGAGTCCTGCACTTATTTTGATGGTGGCGAGGAAGCTGTAAATAACTTTATGGAGTCTGCTGAAATTCAGGCTTATATGGAGGCTTTTCCATTTGGTGCTGGTAATAAGAAGCGTACGTTTGTTCGTTTAAGCCGTAATGATGATCTTAAGCGTAGAATTTCTGTTGCTTCTATTAGTATTGCTAAGGCTAAGAAGGATCCTCTGTTTGATAAATGGGCTCGCACTCGTATCAAGGAGCGTAACCTTCGTAAGCTTATTTATAAAAAGTATCAGAAGGCCGCTTACAAGGCTGCTAAGATTTCTCAGAAGAAGCATGTTGCTGAACGTAAGAAGTTCCCTTCTCTGCCTTTCTTTGGTAAGAAGGATAAGGACTAATAAGTATAGAGAAGAATTAGAAAGCATCGCCCCATGGGTTAACTCCCATGGGGCAAAATGCTCCTATACCAATATAATAAGAAAATAAAATGTCGTAAACTTCATAATAATCCAATATACAGTTTGATTATATATTATAACTATGAATTTAAGATAAGGGGGTTTAAAATTTATGGTAGAAATACAAAATAATTCATTGACCAATTATAAGAATTATTATATCTATGCAGATATGATTCGTAATAATGAGATGAAGATTATCTACGTTCCGGAAGATTTAACTATAAGTAATATAGATGACCATATTGATGCTATCATTAATATTCTTAAAGATGGAATCGAAACAGATATTGTTCATAATTGTAAAATTAGAGTAAATTGGGAAAATGATGTTGGCTGTAACTTATCCATCATAGATTACTGGTTTAGTATGTTTATGTGGAGTATGATTCTTAAGACTGGTCATCCTATTAGACCCAAACATATTTTCTTAGGATCTAGAGCTAAGGTATATAATCCTGATGATGAAGAGCTTAATCCTTGGGAAATGAAGCGTAAAGATATTCAGAATTATATTGATAAATATATTCTTACTTTAGAGAATAAAATTAAAATTGGTAATATGAAATTAAACGAAATTATTGCTGATGGATTATGGCATTTTTCATCCATTGAGCATTTTGCATATTATTTAGCAAATACAATTAATAATGAAGACAATATAGACTTAATGAGAGCTAATCCTGAATTTGATAGCTTGGTTCATTGCTCATTAGCAGACGTACCATTCGAAGATGTTAAATCTAAAGGTATGGAATATGCTGACAGGGCAATTGATATTATTAAGGATTCTAAAAGATATATCGGTTATGAGCATGGATTAACCAATAGCTTTAAGGCATCAGAAGCAATCAACCCTAGACAATTTAAGGAAGTATATCTTAATATTGGTACTAAGCCTAATGGAGAAGGTAGTATCTTCACTTATGTTATTGACTCTAGCTTCATGACTGGTGGAGTTAATAGCCCTATAGCATATTTTATTGAAAGATCTACAGCAAGGTATGCACAAATAGTATCTAAAAGAAATGTTGGTGAATCAGGAGACCTGGCAAGACTTCTTGGATTAAATAATACTGACACTATTCTTAATCCAGATTCTTCCTATGAATGCATGAGTCAGCATTATATTAAATTTGAAATTAAAACTAAAAAGCATCTTGGTATGATCAATGGCAGAATCTTTAGATTTAATCCTAATGGTATAGATTTTGTTATTGATGATGAGGATACAAGTATGATTGGAGAAATTATTTATCTGCATAGCCCAATGACATGTAGTAGTATGAGTTCTGGTCATGGCATTTGTAAAAGATGTTATGGTAATCTTTATTGGGTTAATAAAGATATAAATATTGGTAAGATGGCAGCTGAAATATTATCAGCTCAACTTACTCAGACCCTTCTTTCTGCTAAGCATCTTCTTGAAACGAAGATTAAGACTGTTAAGTGGAATCCGGAGTTCAAAGATTATTTTAATATTGATATTAACAGTATTAAACTCAATCAAGATTTAGAAAACGATCAGGATTTAAGAAAATATGTAATGATTATTAATCCTGAAGATGTACAATTAGTAAATGAAGAAGAAGATGCTATTTATTATGATGAAGATGATAATGAAATTTCTATGGATGATGAATCAGAAGATGCCATTCTTTACAATGAGTATATCACATCATTCGTGATTAGGACTCCTACTGGTGAGGAAATCAA